CTTCAAGCTGTTCAAACGGGGAAGACCCACACTGTTCATGGATCTAGTAAATCTGCCTGTGACTGTGCCAAATTGCAATTGAAGATAATTCACATTTGTATAATACTCCACGTTACCCACCACGTCCACAACACCATCGGCTGTGATCTCATAGACACCATCCATATCCACTTGTTTTTTCAGCATCTGCTCTATATCACTTTTATTCATGAATCACCACCATTGTGCGTTTATAGGAGATAAGCCCAAACTCTTGGCAAATCGGGGCAGTCTACATGACCAATAACTGGCCTTTGTTTTGTCCTTCCTTTCAGCACATTTGTGACGAGCTGCAAAGCTGGCTCTGCGTGCAGGATCTTGTATCTTCACACTCAGTTCTGTACTACCAAATGTGACTCTCTTTACTCTATCAGTCTTGGGATCCATCACATACACATAATACTTTTTGGGACCACCTCTTTTGGGTTTGTTCAGCTGCACAGTTTTACCCTGATACTCTGCTTCCAGCACATGGTCAGGTGTTTGCATGATCACATCCAAGGGCACTTGAGCACCTTCAAATAGTGCAAATTCACCTATTTGTGTGCGCAGTAACTCTTGATCTGATTCATGCAGCTGAGATCTTTGTGATTCTGTTAACATTTTGGCTTGGCGAAAGTACTCAAACCAAGCTTCACTAAAGATTCGAAAAGGGTTATCCAACAACCTGGTATTACGCTGGATGCTCTCGGTGAGAGCTTGTTGTGCCACTTGTGTGTGCGATGTGAGCAGGTCTGATATCTTCATGATGTGATATTTACCCATAAGTTGGGTATAAATATTCACATGAGAATATCACAGCTACAATTGACTGAAGGCAGAAACACACCTGTTATTTGTGTGGATGTGCAGCCTGAATACAGTGGTATGAATGATGGGGATGAAAATCCTGTGTTTGAACAGATCATACAATTTGTGAATAACCAAACTGGGCCTGTGCTCATGTATGTGAATGCTGAGGATCAAGGTTTAACTGGGGATACCGTGCAGGATGTGAAGTCATACTGGGAAGATACCATACGTGGAGAAGATGCAGATCCGGAAGATTACTATGATTCTCCCATCAACTGGAGCAGATTTCAAATAGTCGACAAAGGTTACGGATTCCTGAGATCTTGGATGGATCATGACATCCCCGCTGCCACTATTATCAAAACTATAAGAATGATGTATCAACAAAAAGTAAGTAGTTCCGATGATCTTACTTTTCCAAAGTTGAGTCAACGGACTCCAGAAATGGTGGACATCAAGCACACAATTGAAGAAATGGATGGCGATTCAATCACCGTCAACTGGATTAGTATTGCACAGCTAAAACGCTTCCATGGAGCCTATATAGTGGGCGGTGGCAGGATGGAATGTCTGAGAGAAGTTGAACTGCTCATGAATGCATTCAATATAAAATACAAACGGATAGACCATCTGGTCTACGGGTAACACACATGAAATTAAATGACCTGCTGGACAACTTGCCTGTGACTCTGCTGCATGTTCATGAGCAAATAAGTGCTTATGAGCCTGTGCAGGATCCCACACCAGCGCAGTTGAAGTTATTGGCTCGTCGTAACAAATACCGCAGTGCCAGATTTGTCATCTACAAGCCTGACCGTGAAGGTCATACTCACTGGGTAGCAGCAGATTCAGAGCACTTCACACACCACAGTATGGCCCCTGCCATGGGATCCTGGTTGCTCAAGGGGTATGTGGATTACGTGGGCGATGGCGAGTATGCATATCGCAGCATGGAAGTGTATTCGCCCAAAACTGTGTACCATTCTCTACTTAAAACATGGGAGCAGGCTGGCATCCAGGATGGTAATCCTGATAGATCAAACTGGAATCCAGTGTATGAACATGTTACCCCCAAGACTGACAATCAAACATTAAGCCAAATGGTAGCACGAGACCAAACTGAGCGCAATGAATATCAACAATTTGTCAAGACCAAGGCAGGTGGAGACTGGCATATGGGTGCCAAAATGTATGCAGCGTTTAAGAACCGCAGACAAGATGATGTGTTTGGTGAGCGGTCCGGGTTACAAAAATTTATGAGCATGCAGTTCGACTTTGATCAATTTACTCAAACAGATTGGGACAATTATTGGTTATTGTCACAGCATTGTGATTTCAATCGTACTTTCCAGAAACAGGCGCTGAGCATTATTACAAAATATCTAGGCACTGAGCATTCTCATTACAGATACTTATATGATAGGATCAGTTGCGGAACTTCAGGCACTCAAAAATACGGCACACAAGATATATGCGGCAAAGACGATACTGCGACAGAATCACAACAGTTACAGGAATCTCTAATCAACAATATACACGGTTGGGGTAAAGTGCCCAACAACCAGAATGTGGACTACTTGGGCATGAGAGTGAGCATGAAACCTAGCATGTTTTTGAAACTGGCTGCACCTCTGGAAAGAGCAAATGCCAGCAGTGTGCAGGATATGGTGCAACACCTGCGCACAGGCGGCACAGTGGCCAGTCCTTGGTTGGTCATACGCATACCTGAAGCATGGGAAGAGGGTGATTATGATCAGGCAGCCAGAGTTACCAGCCATGAAGGCAGAAACAGAATGTATGCTATCCAGGAAGTGCAGGGTGATGAACCTGTGGAAGTACATGTTTTCTTTGCATCAGGGCTGAGAGCCAGACACATAAAACCAGACTGGGTGCGTCACATGATGCATGAACTGATTCCCCAACATGCCAGCTCTGCACAGTCAGGCAATTGGTTTCAACCAATGAATCAACAAATGGAGGAAAGCGCAATTGATTTGAGTCAAGGTGGCAGAGCTGTCAAGGACCTGAGAGTGGAAAGTGTGGTCAAAATGGCTCGCAAACAACCAGTGCGAGGGCTAGTATTTGGCAGACACATTTATTGGTGGCCAGCTGCAAATGCCACTCATGGTGAAGTCGCAGCACAGTTGGGGTTTACAGATTATGTGGACTACAGACTCATGCTCAGCAAAGAGAACGGTGAGTTAAGACTCCGAGGTCATCCTGTGGAAATCCCACAATGGCTGCATCATGTCAAGTTGTGCCCTCAGTTGAATAAACTGACCCAATCTGATCAATTATACTTCCATGCAGGTGGACACGGTTGGGTGTCCGGACCAGAATTTGCTGAGTTGGTTAGGGATGAAACCACCACACACATGAGTGAAGCAGCTCTTGTAAAACTGGGTCCACAGTTGTATGTGCCACATCCTGGCAAGCTCAAGGAGGGTCTCAAGCCTGAGGCCAAACTGTGGACCAGTACTGCTCACAAGAGTGATGCTGGTTACACTAGTGCATGGGCTGAATGGTGTTCACATGCCATGCCAGCATGGTTGGCCACTCAAGGCACGCTGTATGATGTTAAACCAGGTGCTCGAATCCTCACGATAAACACTGACCGTCAAGCACGTGCCATAGCTAAAAAATATGGTGTGCAGATGACCAATGTGATAAGTCTGCTGCGTCTCATGCCCTGGGACCGGATCAGCCAAGACTATGATGCTGTGCATCATGTACCCTCTGGTGACAGACTGAGCAACCTGCTCATGGGCACATGGGATGTGGAAAGCACAGCTTGGTTCAATACCAACTTTTTGACCAATCCACGTAAAGTGGAAATCCACACTCAGGACACACCCTTGGCAGAAGCCCCCATCCGTGCCACTCTATACACTGATCCCAGTTACTATGGCGCCTCAGTGCAGGTGCCTAAAAAGATTCAAGAACCAGTTGTTCTGTTGCCCACCAACAAGATAGATGTATTTGAACCTGATGCTAAATTTAACAATCCCAAGCACGCTGCAAATCTAGAGCGTATAAAGGCAGCCATCCTCAAGGGAGTTAAACTGCCAGCCATACTGGTTCGCAGAGTAGGGCAAAAATATCAGGTGGTGGATGGACATCACAGGTTCAAAGCCTATAGGAATTTAAACATAAAGCAGATACCTGCTAGAATAGTAAAATCTCAAAACATTGCAGTAGTGGACAAATCATCCAGTCCAGTTGATGAAGCCTGGAGCAAGAAATATAAAAAGAGTATCAACTGTAACAACCCCAAAGGGTTTAGCCAACGTGCTCATTGTGCAGGCAGGAAAGCCAGATCCTCACACAGAAAAACTAAATCTGCCAGTGTGAGTGAAGCTACTAACCCGTCTAACACTGCCCATGATATGGATCAGATAGCTACCCACTATTCAGAATTATATGATCAAATCCTTACTGTACTGTGTGATATGATTGATTATCAAAACACTCACAATCCAAAAAAATACGGAGAGGTGGGAGCAGCCATCGTGGATCCTGATTCCAGAATCGTTGTGGGTTTTAGTACATCCAGCAATGGAAAGTGGCGGCACGCAGAATACAATGCCATTGTTGCATATAATAAAAAGTATGGAGCTATACCCGCAGGCAGTGTTGTGATCACCACTTGCAGCCCTTGTAGTGCCCGAATGCCAGATAGACACGGTGTGAGTTGCACACACAGAATAAATGAACAGCCTATTCCATTAGTTTATTGTGGATTTGAAGATCCCACACAACACACTCACTTACACAACTTTAAAATGGTGATAACCCAGAACACCCACATACATGACAGATGCAAAAAACATGCACAGCGGTTCCTGGATTGGGAACTGGAACAAAAAACTCAAGCTCATCCTGACTCCCACAGTGCAGCAGCCTTAAAAGCTAATCAACCCTGATTAACATATAGCCTGGTAAATACTCACATGAAGATTCACGAACTTGTATCACATGACCCTACAAGCATTCAGGAACGAACCACCAGAACCAGCAATGCTGGTGCACCAGGCACTCTCAAGGCTAAGATATCTGGCAAGGTAACTTGTGACAAAGTTCAAAAACTCAAGCACAGACGGAATGCCACTCCGCACGATGTTAGGCAAGCAAACTGGTTCATAAACATGCATGGATGTTCTGAATCCACGCAGCTAACAGAAATATTCAGAGAACCTGCACAGCATGTGAAGTGGAATCGTGGTCAGCATGGTGAATATCACTTCTTTGAGACTGAGTTTGCATTCCAGAACAAAAGAGTGGTGGTGGGCATGTATGAGGACCATGATCAAATCAGTGCCAAGTTTGTGGCACGTAACACAGACATGGATCTACCACCCGAATACAAAGGATACAGTGTGGTGTTCAGTGTGAACGGCAGCACAGATGCAACTGGAGAGTTGGGCACTGCTGCCAGCAAGCTGTTTGCACAAGTGGTCAGCGTACTAAAAGGTTTCCTGAGCACCCATTCCTGGGATTATGTGTTTTTTGTGGGTGGAGAAGAAAGCAGGGACAGGTTGTATGATGCACTCACGCATCTGTTAGCTAATCAAGTGGGCGCTAAAGTGGCCACATACAGAAGTGACTTTCTCATATACAAGCCATACACAGAATTAACAGAGGCAGGTGGTGTAGGGTTGGTGGTGCCTGGAGTCAACATGCCTGCTGATATTCATCCTGATGAGATCCAGCGTCAAGCACGTAAATTGGGATTTAAAGTGAACAAGCAGGGCGTGCCACCCGTTGTGCGCTCAGATGGTAAGTTGTGAACATATTGTAATCATCATCCGCATGTTGCATAATTCCGGCACATGTTATCCAGTGTTCAACAACGACTTGCAGAATTATCTGCACAGCCTCTGCTACCAGAATCCCATGTGAGATTTCTGTATCATTTGAGAGATCAGGGGGTACAGCCTGCCATCATTTATGATGTGGGTGCATGTGTGCTACACTGGTATTCACAAGCTGTGCAAGTATGGCCTCGGGCATCCTATTATGTGTGCGAAGCCATGCACAGTGTGGAATTCCTATACAAACAACATGGGTTAAACTACCATTTGGGTGTGCTCAGCAATAGCGATCGTAAAACTGTCACATTCTGGCAGAATGATCATCACCCTGGTGGTAACAGTTATTACAAAGAGAATGAACTGCACAACCCAGTAGTTCATGAATATTTCAATGCACAGCATCGCAAACTGCTGCCCACTTGTACGTTGGACAGAGTGATCACAGAACGTGGTTGGCCCTTGCCTGATCTGATCAAAATGGATGTGCAGGGTGCAGAAGCAGATGTATTACAAGGCATGCAACAGGTGTTGCCACATGTGCAACATGTGATCCTGGAGTTGCAGCAGGTTGATTACAACCAGGGTGCGCCACAGGCACCACAAGTGATTGAATGGCTAACTCAACAAGGGTTCACATGTGAGGCACCCTTGTTTAGTAACAATGGTGTGGATGGCGATTACTACTTTAGGAGAATGTCATGAAGATAGCATTTGTGGATGTGTTGGGTTTACCTTATGATGGTGCGACACTTTCCAAGAGAGGTTTGGGTGGCAGTGAGAGTGCTGTCATATACATGAGTGCTAATTTGGTTAAGTTGGGTTTTCAAGTCACAGTTTTTTGTGAATGTGACACAGATAATGCTTGTCCAGGCACATATGACGGTGTGCAATACAAACACTTATATGAACTTGCACATGATGACTGTGAATATGATGTGATCATAAGCAGCCGAAGTGTGGAACCCTTTGTGCCTGTAGACTGGGACAGATCATGGTGTAGACATGATCACACGTTATATAACACTTTACAAGGTAGTAAGGCCCACAAAGTGCTCTGGATGCATGACACATTCTGTTCAGGGGACCATGTGTTGGAACAGCTGGTCATGCACAATCACTTCCAGGAAATGTTTGTGCTGAGTGACTGGCACATGACATATGTGCTCAACTGTGATCATGGGGCACGCAGAAACTATGAAGTGCTCAAACGTAAGACCTGGATCACACGCAATGGTGTGAACATTTGGCAGCCATATGTGGATGTGAGTGCTAAAGATCCTTGGCAATTTGTGTATAACGCCAGTGTGAGTAAGGGCATGCAGATCCTGTTAGAGCATGTCTGGCCACGCATTCATGAGGCACATCCTGAGGCCAAGCTCAAAGTTATTGGTGGCTATTACAAGTTCAGATCCGATCAGCCACCAGATGAACAGGAACAATTGTGGCATCGTTTGAAAGATGTGCACAACCAAAAGCTGGGAGTGCACTTCACAGGCATAATCACTCAGCCACAGATAGCAGAAATTCTAGCTGCAAGCACTGCAATGATTTACCCTAATGCCTTCCCAGAAACATTTGGCATCAGTGCTCTTGAAAGTTTGTGCTATAACACGCCACTCATCACCAATCGCTTTGGAGCACTAGAGGAAACTGCTGTGGACACAGCCTGCTACAAAGTGGATTATGCTATACAGCCAAACAGTTTGTTCCCTCTCATAAACACTGCGCACCAAGTGGACGCATTTGTGCATGAGGTGTTGCAGGTCATACAGAACAGATATCTATTGCAGCAGAAGCAACATGCATGCAGCATTGTGAAGCCCTGGGTCACCTGGAACACAGTGGCACTACAATGGAAGCAACACTTTTTCCGTATCACAGATCGCATGCTGAGTTCAGAAGAATTTATTCAGTCAGCTCAGGTCACAACCAGAATTCAACAGATCTTTGGCCGTAGAACCACAAATCCAGAAGGGCATCAAGTATACCAAATACCTGAACAACCCATTGTGATCATATCCCCTTTCAGAAATGCTGAGAACTATATCAGCAGATGCATCATGAGTGTGGCCACACAATCATACATGAACGTCACACACATCCTGATAGATGATGCAAGCACAGACAGCAGCTATCATATAGCACAAATGACTATTAACTCATGCCCTGTGCACATACAATCCAGAATCCAGTTGTGGCAGAACACACAAAGAGTGGGTGCTGTGGGCAACCAATTTCAAGCTTTACAGTGGGTCAAGCAAAACTGCGCTGCAAACACCATTGTGTGTTTGTTGGATGGAGATGACTGGTTGGTGAACAGAAATGATGTACTCCACATGATAAATCGTCACATGGATGATACATGTGATTTCAGTTATGGTAGCTCATGGAGTGTGGCAGATCAGATTCCTCTCATAGCACAGGAATATCCACCTGATGTGAGAGCAGCAAGATCATACAGATCACACAAGTTCACCTGGATTATTCCCTATACCCACATGAGAACATTCAGAATTCATTTATTTGATGCACAAATAAAATCTGAATGGCAGTCAGATTCTGGTGAATGGTGGCTAGCAGGTGGAGATACACATGTGTTCTATTCTCTCATAGAGCGTGTGCACCCTGATCGTATCAAAGTCATGCAGGATGTGATTGTGAACTATAATGATGAGAACCCTTTGAACGACTACAAAGTGCATGCACAAGAACAGACTGCAACTGCTCATGCTGCCATAAGCCCTGTGTCTCAGGGGGGTACCTCCGTGCTTGCACCCACACCATCGCCCGTCATACCATCTACTCCCCATGTGTTAAAACCCACACGCATTCTGTTGGCCATACCCACAGCCAAATATGTGGAAGTGGACACATTTAAAAGCATGTGGGATCTACAAGTGCCCCAAAACTGTGAGCTGGAGTTTCAATACTTTTATGGTTATAACATACAGCAGATTAGGAATCTGCAAGTAATCTGGATGCTGAACAATCAGTTTGATCATGTGCTGCATGTGGACAGTGACATGACTTTTCCACCTCACACGCTGGAATGGCTATTGCACATGCAGACTGAACGAAGAGCCATCACAAGTGGATGCTATGTGCAACGCAAAGATTCAGAAAAGATACTGGAAGTTTATGTGCATGATGTACAAACAGGTGGTCATGTACATCTGCCTGTGCAAGATCTTGTACCCAATCGCATCAGGAATGTACAAGCCGTGGGATTCGGCTGCTGTTTGGTGAGGCGAGATGTATATGAGCAGGTGTCTGACCCTTGGTTTGAATATCATAACCCCACACCACACAAGGCGATTGTGAGTGAGGATGTGGACTTGTGCATGAAGGCCACACAAAAAGGCTTTGAAATTGGTGTGCACACAGGATTACACTATGGACACATTCACAAGACTGTGTTGAGGCCATAAGGTTTAAATAGGGTCATGCCCAATTTATATGCGTTTGGCGCTCAAGCCATCAACTACTACAGCAAGTGTGGAATATGTTCCACCACAGACTTGACGTCTTTTGTGCCAGTGAGTGCACCCAATCTGCCATACACTCACTTATTGAGTGCAACCAGAAGCCCAAGTGGTGCATGGTGCATGTCCACTAATTCGGGCGGTGCAGTAAGAACTTCCAATCTTGTGGATTACTATTCATATGACTTGAGTAATAAACAATGGCAGTTTAACAAAGTGTTGTATAGCACTCAATTCGTTGCAGTAGGTTTTGTGAGAACTTTGGAAAACCTGGAACAAGCCACTTTGTTTATAAGTGACTCTGCATTTGACGAATACAGCTGGCAAGCCAGATTTGCTGTGTTTGATACATACAGTGCATTTACAGATGTTTGCAATACCAGTGCAGGTAATATGGTGGCTGTGGGGTATGCTAACAAGCTACAAACCAGTTTGATGATTGTGGGATCTGTATCAGGCAGATGGGAGCAGATACAATTACCTGAGCACATACAAGGTGGTGTATGGAGTGTGAGCAGTGATGGCACACACATATGGGTGGGTGGAAGAGGATGGATCGCCGTTGCCCCTCTTACCAATTTGTCCAACTGGATACGTATTGATTTAGGAACTTCTGATACAGTCACTCAAATTGTGAATGCAAATGGATTGACTGCGGCTGTGGCAGGAGACAGGGTGTTCTATAGCACTAACGGTGTGGACTATGACAACATTCTTATTCCTGGGCATGAGCTTACATGTGTGCATGCTTACAACAGCAAGATAATTATTGGTGGCCACAGCATGCTCACACAAACAGACATGTGGGTGTTTGATCCTGTCTCCAAACAAGTGGATCCTAAAAAGACTGGAATACATGCATATTCGTTTGTGATGGTTTGACACAAACTTTCCTGGCACACACAATCACATATGTGTAATTTTAACCAGGAGTAAATCACATGACTAATGCAACCCCAGCCAACTTTGGTGCAGCAGATAAGACCAAGATCCAGCATCTGATCAATTCGGGAATTGAAGTTATGCGTGAAATTGCCACCCTTAGAGAGGGGCTCAAAGACACTGTGACCGCAGTATCTGATGAACTAGATCTGGAAAAGAAGGTGCTACAACGTGCAATTCGCATGGCTTATAAGAAGAGCCAGCAAAATCAGAATGTGGTGGAAGATGCCCAGGAGGAACTGGATGCTGTGGAGCAACTGTTAGCGGCTGCCGGAGTATAATCTTTGATACAAATATGGAATCAGCTGTGTGCAGAATTACGCACACAGCCTGTGACTGTGAGTTTGGAGATCATGGGCACTGTCACCAGCATGCTGGCTGCGGTGCTGCTGAGTTTCCAGCTGGCAGGATTGATCTGGGTGTATGTGTGCTGGATGTTGGGCAGTGTGTGTTTAACCATGAGCAGCTACAAAAGACGTAACATGAGCTTGATCATGCTCATGATATTCTATACAATCATGAACATTATTGGATTTTGGAATTACCTATGACTTATGTGGATGCCTTTTGGAACAAAGAACGAAATTGTATTGACGTAGTGGAGCGTGTGAATTCACGCAGGGTGTATCAGACTTGGCCCACTCGCTTTTTGGTGGCCTGGCCCAGCATCAAAGGCACACAAAAGAGCATTTATGATACCCCTCTGGACAAGTTTGAGACCAACAAGTGGGAAGAGTTTCAGCGTGAACTCAGACAAATACCCAAGGATCAGCAGTATGAAAGTGATCGCAACCCTGTGTTCAGGTGTTTGTATGATCATTACCAACACACTCCCACTCCCAAGTTGCATGTAGCCGTATTTGACATTGAAACGGACTTTGATCCTGAAAAGGGTTTCAGTGGCATTGAGGAAGCATTCAATAAGATAACAGCTGTGAGTGTATATTGTGATTGGTTGAACACCAACTTTACATTAGTGCTCAAACCACGCACATACACTCAGGCTCAAGCTGAGGAAATCTGTCTTAAGTTTGATAACACAGTGTTGTGTGAATCAGAACAAGAGCTCCTGGATGTGTTCCTCACACTCATTGAGGATGCAGATGTGCTCACAGGTTGGAATTCTGAAGGGTATGACATCCCCTATCTGGTCAACCGCATAGTACAAGTCATGGGCAAGGAACACACCAGACGCTTGTGTTTGTGGAACAAGCTGCCCAAGAAGCGTGAATATGAATCATATGGCAAGCCCACATTCACTTATGATCTGAGCGGCAGAGTGCATTTGGACTATCTGCAATTGTATCGCAAGCACACATACCATGAAATGCATTCATATCGCTTGGACTTTGTGGGCGAGTATGAGGTGGGTGATAAGAAGATTGCATATGAAGGCAGTCTGGACAAGCTGTATAATGAAGACTTTGAGAAGTTCATTGAATACAACAGGCAGGACGTCATGCTGCTGGTCAAGATTGATCAGAAGCTCAAGTTCATTGATCTGAGCAATGACCTGGCACACACAAATGGTGTTCTGTTGGTGACCACCATGGGTTCAGTGCAGCTGATTGACAATGCCATCACCAACCGTGCCCATGACCTGGGCATGTGGGTACCTGCTCGGCCTCCCAGAGACTTCAGAGAGCAAGTGAGTGTGGATGCAGATGATAACGATGCAGACATGACTCATGGCATTGTGGGGGCATATGTGGCAGATCCTGTACAGGGCATGCATGAATGGATTGGGGGTGTGGACATCAACAGTCTGTATCCATCCACCATTCGCACACTCAATATGAGTAAGGAAACTGTGGTGGGTCAGATCAGACAGGATGCCACCAACAAGATCATACAGAAGCGCATGAAGGAACAGAAGCGCACATTCGCAGATGCCTGGAATGAAATGTTTAGCATTCTGGAATATGCACAGATGATGAATCGTGAGCAAGTGATCCTCACTGTGGATCTGGAAGATGGTTCGCATGTGGACATGAGCGGTGATGAACTGTATCAGTGGATCTTTGAAAATCCCAAGCGCAAAATGACTGTGAGTTCCAACGGTACCATATTCAGCGTTGATCGTGAAGGCATTGTGCCTGGCCTGCTGGCCACTTGGTATAGCCAGAGAAAACAGATGCAGGCACAAACTCGTGAGTATGTGGACCTGCTGAGTGGTGGCATAGAGTTTGCAGATGGGCTCGCACAGCATGTCACACCCTTGCAAGCAGCCTTTGAAGATTCTGCCACCGCAGGTGTGTGGGATGGACAGTCAGGCATCCTGGAGTTATGCAAGAAGGGCAACTATGCAGCCGTGGTGGCATTCATGCACAAGTATAATGTGCATTTGGAAGGCCACAAGCTCCTGTTGCGCAGTCAGGATCCTGATGTGATCTCAGAGTTAAAGGTACAGCGAGACTTCTGGGATCGCCGCCAGTTGATAAGAAAAATCTTGCTTAACAGTTTGTATGGCGCCATAGGAAATTTTGCATCTGCATGGCATGACAGCCGCATTGCACAAAGCACCACACTCACTGGACGTTGTATCGTCAAGCACATGGGGGCTAAAATAAATGAAGTGATAACCGGTGATTATGACTACAAAGGTAAATCCATCATATATGGAGATACCGACAGTCAATATTTTAGTGCATATCCAGTCATGAGCAACATGGAAGAATTTGCAGACTTTGAGTGGACCAAGGAGGCTGTGGTGCAACTGTATGACCAGATTGCAGACATCACTAACAACAGCTTTCCTGAATTCATGCGCACAAGCTTCAATGTGCCAGAATCACGCAGCGTGATCAAAGCCGGTAGGGAATTGGTTGCTATCAAGGGCATGTTCATTACCAAGAAGCGTTATGCGGTGCTAATCTACGACAAGGAAGGTAAACGCAAGGATGTGATGGGTAAGCCAGGTGAGATCAAAGCCATGGGACTGGATCTGAAACGATCAGACACACCCAAGCCTGTGCAAGAGTTCCTTCATGAGATTCTGGTCCTGGTGCTCACAGATGGCACCAAGAAGCAGGTGTTTGATCGCATAAGACAGTTCCGATCAGAGTTTTCCAGCTGGCCAGCGTGGGCAAAGGGTACTCCCAAGAGGGTGAACAAGCTCACATACTATGGTGACCTCATGCGCAAGCAGGAGGGTGGCATGAAGGATGTGTTCAGCCAATCCAGTAAGGATGCCAAGAAGACCATCCCAGGACATGTAAGGTCATCACTAAACTGGAACATGTTGAGGGACATCCACAATGATCAGTCCAGCATGGTGATCCAGGATGGATTCAAGGTGATTGTAGCCAAACTGCGGGACAATGCAATGGGCTTGACCAGTGTGGCATATCCGGTGGACCAACTCATGCTACCAGATTGGTTCAAAGACCTACCCTTTGACAATGATGCCATGGAGGAAGCACTCATAACCAAGAAGATTGAAAACTTGTTGGGTGTGCTCAATTGGGATCTAAACGAGGGTCGTAATAATGAGACATTTGACAACATGTTCAGTTTTTAAGAAGGGACCACATCATGATTAAAATCGTAAATGTGGAGGGACCCATATGTGACCCTGAAACTTTTCAACCATACCTGCGTGTGACTGCTGATTTCCAGATGGAAGTCACACAAGTGGGCCAAACAGAACAAGAAAATGCTCTCATCATATACACAGCATGGACTACTGCGTTTGAAGAATGGAATCAAAAAGTGGCGCATGTACCCAAAGAGGCATAATATGGTTTATTCACCTTGACAGTAATTCGCATGCATGATACAATCTGTTATCAATTCAAATTGGAATACACACATGGATGATTTAGGCGACAGGATCAAATCATATGAGGCACATGAAACCTCCCGTAAATTGATTCCGGGAATACCTGTGTACGCCCGCATGGACGGTAGGTCATTCAGCAAGTTTACTAGAGACATGGAAAGGCCGTTTGATGCCAGGATGACTGCGGCCATGGTGGACACTCTCAAGCATGTAGTGGACAAAAGTGGAGCCACTGTGGGTTACACACAATCAGATGAACTTTCCTTGGCTTGGTGTAATCAAAATCCCGAAGTGGAACCTTGGTTTGGTGGCAAGGTACACAAGCTCACAAGTGTGTTGGCCAGCATGGCCACTAGTGCATTCATGGTGAGCATACTCAATCATTTTGACAATTGTGAGGAACTACTATCTCAAATGCCTCACTTTGATTGCAGAGTGTTCCAGGTGCCCAACTTGGACGAGCTGGCCAACTGCATGCTTTGGCGCAATCAGGATGCCACCAAGAATGCTATTAGCATGGCTACCCATCACTATTACAGTCACGCAGAGCTACAGGGTAAGAGCAGTGCACAGAAGCAGGAGATGTTGTTTGAAAAGGGTCAAAACTTTAACGACTACCCTGCTTCTTTCAAACGAGGCACATTTGTACGCAAAGAAACTGTGACCAGGACATTTGATCCACAAGAGTGGGCCAGTATTCCTCTCAATCACAGACCAGATTTAGCATCACTTGTGCTCAGATCAGAGCTGATCACATTTGACCTGCCGCCGCTAACTCGTGTAAAAAACAAAGTGGCTTGTCTGTTCAACAAGGCAGAGCCTGAACTAAAAGAACTCACAGGAGCACATTAAGAAATGTCTAAACAAAGCACATACACACCCGCAGAGCTTAAAGTATTATTTGAAGCACTAAATTCTGCCCCCAGCTATTTGAGCAAGAGATTCATTCTCAGGAACATGCTGGGCTGGTCAGAAGAGCAGCTTAAACAGAACATGACTTTAATGGATGAAGAACAAGCCTTAAAGAAAATGGGCAAGACAGGAGCATATTAAAAAATGGCTAATCAGATTGCAGTAAAAGACATCATGCAGGACATGGTCAAGAACACAGTCACAACTGGGTTTTTTGACAAGATCAAGATCACTGCTAGTAAAAAGAATGTGCAAATTGAAGCACTGGAAAGCAACAAGCAAGTGATCCTGAAGGCTTCCACATCAGCTGGAGTTGATGGTTGGGAAGGAGAGTTTGGTTTAGCCAACCTGAGCCTGCTACAGAGTATTGTGAACGACTCAGAATATGCACACAAAGATTCCATGCTGGATATGCAATATCAGACCCGCGGTGGTGCAGATGTGCCTGTGGAATTGCATTACACCAACAAGAGCAAGACATTTGTAGCCTATCGATTTGTGAGCAAGGACATGGTGCCTGATCAGCCCAAGTACAATGAACCCACCTGGGATGTGACAGTGAAGCCTCTCAAGAGTGCCATTCAGCAGTTTGCATGGGCATCCAGTTCACTGAGTTCTTATGAGCAGTATTTTATCCCCAAGACTGTGGATGGTGCTCTCAAGTTTTTTATTGGTGAAGAGAATGGTGCCAACCAGCGTGGTGGTGTGCAATTTGCATCTGACGTTACTGGTGTATTTGACAGCAATCACAAGTGGCCCATTTCACAAATTGCACAAGTGCTCAAGCTAACAGATGGTACAGATGCTGAGATGAAATTCAGTGTGAAGGGCGCCATTCAATTAGAGATCAACACTGGCCTTGTGCAATACAGGTTTGTGTTCCCAGCCAAGATGCGCTGAGTAACTGATCATGGGTATTGAAAACGAACGCAAGCTGTTGTTGGATATAACCCGCAGTCAGGAGATCATCAAGCATTTGCGTTCTGATCCGTCTGTAAGTTGGTATGATATCACACAAGGTTACCTGAGTGGTTCGTGTAGAATTCGACATGTGGTTCCACATGTGGATCCTATCAAAAGTGAGCAGTTCATATTCACTTTCAAAACCAAGGTGAGAGGCAGCACCGTGGAAATTGAATCTGAGATCAGCACACATGATCATGGCAAACTGTTCCTGATCTGCAAGCCTGTGATTGTTAAAACCAGGGCTAAGATTGTGTGTGGTGATTATACTTGGGACATAGATTTTTTGAGGAAGCACAAGAGCGGGGAAATTTATTTGGCCATTGCGGAAGTGGAAATGCCTGAATTTGCAACAGAACTGCCTCTCATTCATGAACTACTATCACCACATGCTATAAAGTGGATCGATCAAGGGGACAAGAGATTCAACAACCGTAACTTGAGCAATCCCAAAAAGGCCACCAAGGCAATTGAGGAAATCATGGATGTCAAAAACACAGCCAAGTAATTTCCCTAGCATGCGCTGCACTTCATGTGATGCACATGTAAAACCACACATCACATGGGCTGCTGATAATGAAGGTCTGGTCCACCAAGTTCATGTGGATGCATGGGGCACATATTACTGGGACACACTCACACACAGAGATGAGTTTTGTTCAGCCACATGTGTGATCAACTGGCTTACAAATAAATCCGTACCACCTTGATATAAGTAAAATTTCCGCATATCATTAATCAACAACACAAGGAAGATCACATGATGACTCTCACTGGACAAAAGACCTTTGTTTATTGCACCTTCCAGAAGGAAGGATATCATTACTTTCCTGGTGCCGACATCAATCCCACATATGCCACAGGTGATGAATATGATGTGGGGCATTTGGGACTCAGACACATGCACTACTTTAACTTCAAAGTTTGGGTGCAGGTCACTCACAGCAACAGAGAAATTGAGTTCATACAACTCAGACGCTGGATTGAGAATTTGTACAAGACCAACAGTCTGGAGATGGATCATCAGAGCTGTGAGATGCTAGCAGAAGCTCTGTTCACAAAGCTGAGTGCACGTTATCCAGGCATGGAAATTCGTATTGACATCAGTGAGGAAGGCATCAATGGTGCATATGTGGAGTTTGTACCAGAATGACTAATATCATTCTCTTTCCCATCGAACCTTTGGACAGCCGTTATTCGGCTCAGTGGTATCAGAGTGTGCCACAATCTCTGCAGGCTAAACTCAAACAGTTGGGGTTGACGGGTAGTGTGATCACTGTGGATGGTGTTCAAAAAACTTCCTCAGTCACATCAGGCGCATTCCTAAACTTCCAGGACACTAATCGCTACAAAAGCAGTCAGCTTGTGTCATTCTGTGACATGCTGGATGCAGGCACAGTGACCACAAATGATGTCATGCTGTTCACAGACGCTTGGAACCCTGCTCTACTACAGGTCAAATATATGAGAGACCTAGGTGGATACAACTGGAAGATACATTCCATATTTCATGCTGGAGCCTACGACCCCACAGACATCCTTGGCTACAAGATGGAAAAGCCCTGGCCTCATCACACGGAGCGTGCTCTCTACTATGCATGTGACATCAATTGGTATGCCACAGATTTCCATCGCCAGATGTTCCTGCGTAACCTGGGTATTCCCGAATCAGATCATGGCAGAGCACAACTGAGTGGACAACCTCATGATCTGATTGTGGATGCCATGGGCAAGATCAATCTGAAGGCCGTTAATAAGAGCGGTGTGATTTGGCCACATCGCTACAACGTAGACAAGCAGCCTGAGATTGCAGAAACACTGAGTGCACAATTTGCTACACCCTGGTGCATTACTCAGAAGTTAGACCTGAGCAAGCCAGAATACTATCAAAAACTATCAGAGGCTAGTGTGATGTTCTCTTGTAGCTTGCATGAGAATTTGGGCATCAGCATCATGGAGGGTGTCATGCTGGATGTGATTCCTGTGCTGCCTAATCGCTGCTCTTATACAGAAATGTATATGCCAGACTTCCTGTATCCCAGTGCATGGACAGAAAGCTGGGCTGCATTTAAAAAACATGAACAAGATCTGCTGGAATTCATACGTCATCGTGTGGAACAGCCCAAGAAGTATTCACGTCAGTTGGCCAAGCAGAAGAAGATCTTGAAAGAGAGATATCTGACTGCTGACCGCATGTTTGATCAAATGGTTGATCATGTTGCAATAACACAAAACACACAGTAAGATTAGTCATGAAAAAAGTCTCCAGTCCCAACCCACATGTGGGTCGCACATATGAAAACTTTCGCAAGCCACCTGGCAAGGACTTGTGGACCAGTAACAAGGACTATGCCATTTTTCTTCCGTCAATTTCGGCAATCTATGCTCGTCAACAAAGTGATCCGGACAGTCGCATACCCACAGGGTTAAAGGGTGGAGCAACTGATCTCAACTTCCTGGATAATAAAACCAATCTGTTTTATTATCCTATTGCACTCTATTCTAGTGGCCACAGTGTATGGGATTTGGAACAGAGTGAAGTTCAGGAAGCCATGGTGCAGAAGCGAGATAAAAATCGCACCGTGATTGTGGGTGACTCAGGTGGGTATCAGATTGCCACAGGTGTGCTCAAATGGCCCTGGCAGAAGAAGCCCAACCAAGATGATGCCAGCTGGGTCAAGGACAAGGATGCTATTCGCATGCAAATTTTGCGCTGGCTGGAACACACTTGTGATTACAGCATGGTGCTGGATGTGCCCACAGGCAGCCTGCTCAAGTTTGGTAATGATCCCAAGACTGGTGAAAACCTGCATCCTGGTGTGAAGAACTTCAAAGACTGTCTGACCAGTTCCCTAGAAAATCATGAATTCTTCCTCAAGCATCGTGTGGAGGGCGCCACCAAGTTCATGAATGTGTTGCAGGGACGCAACCAGGAAGAGGGTGACATCTGGTGGGATGCAGTCAAGGATCTGCCCTTTGAGACTTGGGCATATTCCAATGTGCAGGCCAGCAACTTTGCCATGAATTTGCGTCGCATCATCATCCAGCGTGACACAGGCTATCTGGATGGACGTGACTGGATCCACTATCTGGGCAACGGTAAGATCAAAATGGGATGTGCGCTCACCACCCTGCAACGTGTGTGGCGCAAACACATCAATGAGAAGGTCACACTCAGTTATGATGCTGCATCGCCTTTTGTGAACGTGGCCAAAGGCAACATTTACTATAGCTGGGAACTGAGCCCACAGAATATTGCGTTCAAGGGTGGTAACATTCCTGATCTCAAGGAACTCAAGGGTAATCCACAGTTGATCCAAGAATGGATCAATGCTCGTAACACCAAGTGGCCTCATCGTGAAAGTGAAATTTGCAAACAGATTGCACTGGGTGATGTGTGTTGCAAAGGTTATGAAGACCTCAACTACAAGAAGGTGGCATTCACTAAAAAGGAACTGGAAAGTGAATGGTATCCTCTCACACCAGAAGGTAAAATGGGTGACAAGTTTAGGTACAGCGATGCATACATGGAGTACATGACTCATCATGGAGACCACGGCGGTTTGTTTGATTGGAATGCCCAAGCTTTTGATCAGGAGCAAAATAAGTATCAAGTCAAGTGGCCCAGCAGCATGGATGGCATGAGTTATGTGCTGCTCATGAATCATAATGTGGAACTTCATATTGACGCAATTCAACAGGCATGTGCTGCACAGGATCTGCCCTTGCACAAAGCCAAAGAAATCCTGAGTGCAGACGTTTTGGACTTTGCACATGGTTTATGTGAGGAAATCCTCACAAGTGAGTCACCCATGACACTCATTGAAAAGCATCAAAAGATGTTGTGCAATCTGAGTGGCATGGATGCAGACAACTCCATCCACATGGAGTTGGATAATATCTGAGGAAATCACATGCAGGATACCCATATGACAAAAACCCCTGATCCATCACATATAGAGGATTTGAATGATCTAATCAAGCAGATTGTGGAACTCAGGAACACTATTGACAGTATTAAGCAGGAAAAACAGCAGGCTCAACAAATGGTTAATGCTTTTGAGGCTCAAATAGCTGAGCTAAACACACAAATGACCCATGCTCGTGATGTTTTGGATCATTGTTTGATCACAGGTGACGACCCAACCGTGGTCAAATTAACCAAGACCCACAAGGAAATTAAATCTGACAAACAGAAGAAATTGTTAATGGAGAGTACCTTTACCACTTATTATGATGATGCATTTCAAAATATAAAACGTACCAGTTTCTGATGTGTTGACTCCCATGGTCATGTTCATATATCATGAGAACATGACCACAATGCATCAACTATCCAAAAAATATCGCAAGCTGTGTGAAAAACCACAGGAATGGGATGCCCAGCTTCAAGCGGCTAGGGACCATATTAAAAACATACAAGAATCCAAGCGTGTATGTTTACAAAATATTGAAAACACCAAAATACTCATTGATTTTTGTATTATCACAGGAGAATCACCCGTGCAGGCCCAGTTATCACACACCCTGCCTCAGATGAAAGAAACTGTACAGCGTCATGTACAGGGAATATATTCAGATAATATTCAATTGGATATTAATTATAATTACAACTCAGCTTCTGCAAAAACTATAACTTCATCTCCTGTGTTAACAGGCACAATAACTTGTGGTTCGGCTATCACAGGTATCTCAACATGCGGTTCCACAACTGCATCCACATCCACCATGAGCAACATGTTGAATACCACTCACACAATTGTTTGACTGTGTGTGAGGCACACCCCATACTAAATAACTGGTCACAAACAGGTGACACAATGGCATTAAACAAGCCCGTTGCGTGTAAACGATAGACACGTTGGAAAGGAAAAAATACTATGGCATTCAATCGTACCAAATGTGACCCCGAACTAGGTCACAAGATCCACGAACATCTGATTCGATGCGGAGTGGAAACCCCCACAATTGATAACGGTATTAGCAGAACTGATCGTATCGAAATCATCGAAACTAAATTCCGAGACATCATGACCACCATGGGTCTGGACCTCGCAGACGACAGCCTAGCTGAAACTCCGTTACGAGTGGCAAAAATGTTCGTGGGGGAAATTTTTTGGGGTCTGGACTGGGAAGCGTTTCCCAAGTGCACCACTGTGCAGAACAAAATGGGTTATGATGAAATGGTGGTGGAAAAGAACATCACCATCAAGAGCAACTGTGAACATCACTTTGTGCCCATCGTGGGTCTGGCTCATGTGGCATACATTCCCAACAAGAAGGTGTTGGGGCTCAGCAAGATTCCAAGAATTTGTGAATACTTTTCTCGCAGGCCACAGATTCAGGAGCGTCTGACTGAACAGGTGTTTCATGCCATGCAGTACATCCTGGAAACTGACAACATTGCAGTGGTGATCAATGCACGCCACCTGTGTGTGAGTCATCGTGGTGTGGAAGACACAAATGCTAGCACTGTGACCAGCAAGCTGGGTGGTGCTTTCAAGGCAGATCCCATGGCCAGAGCAGAGTTCATGAACACATTGGACCTCAAGAGCCTGTAATGCTATTCCACAAACAGAAGCAGGTTGATATCAGCAGGGATCTTCCTGCCGATATCCATAGTGCTTACCTTCAGCACAGCATTCATGTCACATGTGAACAAACATACATGACTCCCACAGATCGTACAGAGCCCACCCTGGAACAACTCACAGACTGGTGCAACGCACATTGTGATTCCATATTTGCAGTAACCAAATGGACTCAAAGTAATGCATACTTTAGGTTTTATTGGGCATCTGACCTGCATCAGTTTATTTTACATTTGCAAAGTTTAACAGTTGCAAATGACCATTCTGATCTCACACAATAACATGGAAAGGAAGATAATCTGATGTTTGGAAAAAACGAAGTGGTGGGGCAACGATACTTTGACAAAGCTGGTGACAAGCTGTTTGTCACAAGTGTGTTTTATACTTTACAAGGCGAGGGTCCCTATCGCGGTGAGCCAGCGGTGTTTGTGAGACTGGCCAAGTGCAATCTGGATTGTTCATTCTGTGATACTTTTTTTGATGATGGTGACTGGTTCACTATTGCAGAACTGGATGCCAAGATTGATCAAGTGATTTCTAACCACTTTCATGGAGAAGTTCCTGTATGGGCTCAGTTTGTCCAGGAGGGTGAATTCACTCGCAAGCGTAACATGGTGTTGGTGATCACAGGCGGTGAACCCATGTTGCAGAAGAATCTAGTGCCCTTCCTGGAACACATGCAGCACAGATTTGTGAAAACACAGATCGAAAGCAACGGCACCATTGTACAAGACATTCCTGACAGCACCACTCTGGTGGTGAGTCCCAAGTGTAGTGAGAAGAGGGGTGTGGCCATCAAATACCTTACTCCCAAGCCTGAAATGCTGGCTAGAGCAAACTGTCTCAAGTTTGTGATGAACGCAGATCCAGAGAGCCCATACAGCTCAGTCCCAGACTGGGCACATGAGTTCCGTGCAGCAGGTGGCACAGTTTTTGTGAGTCCCATGAACATCTACAACAGTGAACCTCAGAAGAGCAAGCAGTTGAGGGCAAGCACAAATCAGATCAGTCTGGAAGAGCGCAGCACGGTTGACGAGATCGTATCGTTTTGGGAACCTGGCCTTTTGAACATGGCTGAGAATCAAAAGAACCATGAGTATGCGGCTGCATACTGTGCACAACATGGTCTGATCATGAATCTACAAATCCACTTATACACCAGTTTGGCTTAAGGATACAGTAAATTTAAAGCCATTTTAAGGAGATCACGTGAAAAAGAACAAAATACCGTTTAGCTGGTGGCCAGGCCACTGGGGACTAAAAGGCAAGACCAGAGCTCGTGCTGTGGCAGAATATGAACTTGAGGGCATGGACTTGGATCTCAGACTGGCTGAAATTGACCATGATGATCCCAAGCTTCAAGCTCTAGCCAAGCTGGATGTGCGTCTAAAACACAAACAACTGGATGTGTATGATCATGACGTGGAATACCACAAGGTCAAGTTTGAAGGCCATGAATCACTGGAAGAGTTACTGGTGGGACTGGAACTAAAACACCATCGTATCAGCCAACATGCACATGATCGCAAAGTGGCTGATCTCAGGTCAGAGCCATGGGTCAACATGCCTGACATCAAGTGGGATCCGCAAGATCCTTCCAAGAGCTACTTTGAACTGGACTACAATGACCACTTTGTCACGTTCCTGAGAGACAACAACTACAAGGGTGTGAGCGACGATCAGATTGTGGAAAGCTGGCTCACAGACGTTTGTCGAAGCGTGGCATCTGAATTGGCGCAAAGCGACCCAGCTTTTGTGAGTGAAGCTGTGACGCCTGTGACCAAGCGCAGACAGCCTCGTAAAAAGAAGACAGAATACAGCTAACCTGACTGATACCCCTGTGTGGTTAAATATATCACACAGGGGTATTTCATGACCGAACATTCAGATATACAAGACAAGTTACGCAGGTTTTTTAGGGTCACAGGCAAAGTGCATATCCGTGCAAATGGTGTGGTGGATGTGGTGGGTAATGTGTATCTGACCAGTGAGTGGTCCCAAATGCCTGTGCAATTTGGGCGAGTGACAGGTGTATTTATATGTGCTATAAACAAACTCACCACTCTGGCAGGATGCCCCACACATGTGGGCGACAACTTCGATTGCAGCAGCAACCTGTTGACCACTCTGGAAGGATGCCCCACACATTTGCGTAAAAACTTTCGCTGTTCAGATAATCTGATCACTAGCCTTACTCATGCTCCCACACATGTGCCTGGATCTTTCAATTGTTCCAAAAACAAGCTGACCAACTTGGTGGGCGCTCCTGAATATGTGGGAGATGACATGAGCTGCCATAACAATCCGTTAGAGAGTTTGCAGGGTGCTCCCACACATGTGGGCAGAAATTGGTGGATTTCATATCATGAAAAACTGCCATTATTGCGCACTATTATCGGTCAACAAGTTGAATTCATGAACCTGAATCCTACAAGTAACCAAGTGGCTGAAATACTCAATAAACACACTGGTGAAGGCAAGGCAGGTGCTTTGAAAGCTGCTGCAGAACTGATCAGAGCAGGATACAAGGATAATGCCAGATGGTAGATGTTTCCGCAATAAAAACATTGTTAACAGATCATTTTGACGTGTATGGTGACGCACATATTGATCCAGAAACAGGCACAGTGGATGTGGAAGGCAGAGTAATATTAGCTAAACCCTTACGCAAGTTTCCTGTGCAATTTGGTACAGTGACTGGTAAATTTACATGCAGTGACAACAAATTGGAAAGTTTGGTGGGCGCACCTCACACAGTGGGGGATATTTTTGCATGTACTAAAAACAGACTGACCAGTTTAGTGGGTGGGCCCCAATGGGTGGGTGGCGCATTTTTGTGTTCTCTTAATCAATTAACCAGTTTGGTGGGCGCCCCTGATCATGTGGGGCGCAGCCTGCAGATAAGCGACAATCCTTTGAAATCCCTAGATGGCATGCCTGTGGAGTTGATGGGAAGTATTTGGTTAGACTATCACAAGGATTTGCCCTTGTTAAGATTATTAGGGGTTCCAGATTTCATGCTGAGTTATGCCCCTAATCCAGTAGGAGCGATATTGGACAAATACAAGAGTCAAGGTAAACCTGGTGCTCTGAAAGCCGCAGCTGAACTGATCAGAGCTGGATTCAAGGGAAATGCCAGATGGTAATGTGTTGACTTAACCCATTCTTCGTGCCATTATTTCAGTTGTACTCAATAATTCACAGGATGATCATGATGGCCACATACATTTTAACTGACACTTTGAACTTGGCCATGCGAGTGCGATATGGCATGCGATCTCCTGACATGGACACCATGGTGGGTATGGCCATCCATGTGATGTTTAACGCCATCAAAAAGGTGTGGAATCAGTTTGATGCAGATCATGCAGTATTTTTACTTGATGGTAAGTCATGGCGCAAAGACTTTTATACACCCTACAAAGCCAACCGCAAGGAAACTGCGGCTGCTCGTTCTCCAGAAGAAGTGGCCGATGACAAACAGTTTTTTGAGGCCATTGATCAGTTCATTCAGTTTTTGAGTGATAAAACCAATGCCAGTGTGATCCGACATCCTAGAGCAGAGGCAGATGATCTGATTGCTCGCTGGATCCACATGCATCCTGATGACTCACATGTGATTGTGAGTACAGATTCAGACTTCATGCAACTGTTGAGCCCAAATGTCAAGATCTTCAACGGTATTGCGGGTCTGCTGTACACACATGAAGGCGTGTGGGATAAAAATGGAAAAGCGGCCTTGGACAAGAAAGGCATGCCCATGCAAATTCCCAATCCAGAATGGCTGCTGTTTGAGAAGATCATACGTGGTGATGACTCAGACAATGTGATGAGTGCATACCCAGGGGTCCGCAAAAAGCGGCTACAAGAAGCATTTGATAATCGTCACCATCAAGGATATGCATGGAACAATCTGATGTTGAGTAGCTGGACAGATCATGTGGGGCAAGACCATCGTGTCCGGGATGTGTATGAACGCAACCGCACACTGATTGATCTGACTGCGCAGCCCCCAGAACTCAAGCTACAGTTTGATGAACAGATCACACAAACTGTGAATATGCCGCTCAAACAACAAATTGGATTTCATCTGCTCAAGTTTGCAAATCAATGGGGTCTGGTCAGAATTGAGCAAAACTCAGCAGATTATACAGCATGTTTGAGTAAGCCTTATACAGGGTTGCACAAACACTCTACCCAAGATTCTTAATAAATACTCACATGAACTGGGATCATGCTTGGAGTCAATTGGGTGATCTGATACCACCAGAAGTATCCCATCATCGTGCACATGCACATCCTGGTGTCACCTGGTGGCTGAAATGTGCTGTGCCTGAGTACACCCCTCCCGCACATTATTGGAGTCAGATTGCTTACACACATACAAATTTAGTACATGTGCGCAATCAAGCATGGGATTGGCATGGGGCGCAAATTCCTGATTGTGTGAGTGTGTGGATCAAGAATACCCATGATGTCACCATGCATGTGCATGTGGACTCATGGGATTATGAAATTCACACATTTGCACAGGGCCAGCATCAATTTGCACGCAATCTAAAAGCTGAAATCCAAAATAACTGTGACGATCACACTTGGCATGAGATAAATTGTGCTCTACAATTGTTAACACAACATGTGAGCAATACAGAAGCTCATGTGCGTAGACAATCATTTAAGGTGATTCATGGGAAAAAAACTACAAGCCACAAGCGTACAGGACCAAACCTGGATAGTGAGTGATCTGGGTCAACGGCTGGGGTTATTGAGTAAACAAGGCGATTCCACATTTGTGTTCTTGGGCAAGGGCACCATGACCCAAGTGAACACTATCCCAGAACTGGAAACCCTACTCAAGGGCCAGATACACTGGGAAAAGACAAAGACAGAGCCTGACACTGTGAAGCAGACACATGTGCATAACCTGCCCATCAAACATGATCAAGCTGTGGATGTGCAACTGATTCCCATGATCACATACAAGAAGACAGAAACCAGTGAAACCAGATTCGCAGCAGGTTATTGGATCTTGAAGTTTAGCACAGGTTGGTCAGGCAGTTTGAGCCCCAAACTTGCCACATTGCAGGAATATGAGCATCAGGGCGCGTTCTCATCCAAACTTGAGATGAACACCATGTTGGCTCAGAAAAATGCAGAATTTAAACGTAAAAGTTGAACAGGACAAGTAATGATAAATTTGACCCCCATGGAGCGTTTTATGAAAGCGGTCCGAACTGCCAAAGATTACAACAGCAAAGAGATTCGCCTCACCATTGCAGAAGCAGATGCCATGTCAGACTGTGTGAGTCAATTGTTGTTGCAAGAGCGTGCATTAACTGATAAGATCATGTGGCTGCAAGATCAGCTCACACAAAAGAACGCCTCTTCAAACACAGACACTAGTATGAATTTAAGTGGAGGTTCATTTTAATCACATGCTAAAGAAACCCATGCAGGATGTTGGTTTCCGTCATCTGTTAAGCATGCTGCCTGCCATCAACATGGAAACTGGCCCCTGGATCACTGGAGGTTGTGCACGTAGGCTATGGGAACAAAAAGACTGGCACATGGGTGATGTGGATGTGTTTTTCAGAAACACTGAACAGCGTGAATCTTGGTTGGCAGAATTTGATAAAACCTGGAACTACACCTATACCCAACGCACCCTGAGTTATAATACAGTGGCTTTCAGCTTGGATTTTAATGAGCAGCTGACCCCCAAACCCACACTACTGCCACAAGCCACCACTCGTATGCGCACAGACAATGCCATCACCTTTGATTTGGAATACAAACACCCAAATGGTGAATCACATGCTCAATGTCAATTGCAAGTGATCTTGGCCAGAGAAGCCCCCACTTTGCAAGAGCTATGGAAAGAGTTTGATTTTAATGTGTGCTGTTTTGCTGTGAATGATCAATTTGTATATGCAGACCCACTGGCTGTGGAAGATCTGGATTCCAATCAGATCACACCCAGAAGCAACGATTCCAATAAGAACAAACCACTCAGAGTGTTCAAACATTTTAGCCAAGGTTTTCATGTGCATGATGATCTATTAAAGGCCGCCATCAAGAATATCTGCAACAAGGAGGTGGACTGGTGCAACAACTACTAACTGATCAGCTACAAGAGCTGTGTATAGCCAGCGAGTTCAGCAATGTACCCATGTGTATGTGGATCAATCAAGATGGCTATATGATGCCAGTTGTGGCATGTCACAGTTGGATCATGCCCAAGGACTGCTTCATCATGTTGTGGTTCTGGGTGGTGTGTGATGGTAGAGTGTTCAACAAACAATGGGATCATCAAGCCTGGAGCCCTATCTTGTGTGAACTTAATCCTCACAAACAGGTCCCCACAGAATATGAATCACGCATACTGGAATATATTCACATGTTATTGCATGCACACGTGAGCACTTGGGAACCAGATGTAAAGTATGCAAATTTTGAAAGAATTCTGGACGACCTAGCACAGGATGCATGTGCATGACGTGCGAGATCACAATGTGATATAAATATGGTACACTGTGAAGGTACCCATCATGAGCAGACCTAAACCTAAAGTTTTATTAACTCACACTAATAACCAAAACTATTTGAGTGAACAGGTACTGTATGTGAAAGCCATGTATGTGGTTTGTTACGATGGTAAACCCATAAATCTGAAAATTGTGCACAGTTTGCTTAGTGATCAAACACCCAAATACAGACGCACCTGTTTTCCAGAGTCACCGGGTCATGCCCTAAACTTGTCAGAGAAGCTAAATCTCTTGTTCAAAACTGACAAGTTTACTGTATGGGAAATGCAGCCCACAACCAGAGTAACTAGATCCATATGAGTTCTGTGCATGATGAAATTCATGCACAGTTTGTTAATATGTGTGAACAAAGTGGTTCTAATATTATTCACACATTTCCCAATGTGCATGATAAGACTTATTTCCTTAAAACCTGTTTCCTTAATTGCACAGGATCGCACATGAGTTTGCGATTAACCTCAATTGGTCACAACATACTCAAGAAAATGTATGAGTGTTGGAGTTGGCCTTTACAAAAGGAAGACCATGTGTTATTGGACCGCGGCTACACATTGGTCCAATTACACAACAAGATGCAGGCCCCTTATTATTGGGACTTCAAGCATTTTTATGTGTACTATAGTGAGTATGCTATGGAATATGAAATGGTTAGCAGAGATTTCAGGTCCTGGTTAAAAGCTCAATAAAATAAGTGTTGACGTATCACATGGTGATGTTAAATTGAGTATGTTAGACAACAATCCACAGGACTCACACATGTCAAAGACAAACGACAAGATTAACACCATCACTACTGTTAGCCCTAATCGGCTCAAGAGCATGCTGATTCATACTATTGCTCGAAAAAGACCCATGTTCATTAGCGGTCCTCCTGGTATTGGCAAGAGTGACATTGTGGCAGAAGTTGCCCGCATGCAGAACCGCCCACTGATTGATATCCGCTTGCCACTCATGGAAGCCACAGACATTCGTGGTTTGCCCTACTTGCGTGAAGTCACTATCCGCGATGCACAAGGCAACGTGGTGCTCAATGAGCATAATGTGCCACTAAGTGAAAAGCTGTTTACTTGGAGCACACCTTCAGACCTGCCCACAGATCCAAACAGTCGTGCCCTTGTGTTTTTTGATGAGATGAGCGCTGCTCCTCCCAGTGTGCAGGCTGCAACTTATCAGGTGATCCTGAACCGCCGTATTGGCACTTATCAACTGCCTGAAGATGTGGTGATTGTGGCTGCTGGTAACCGAGTCAAGGACAAGGGTGTTGCCTATAACATGCCCACTCCGCTAGCTAATCGATTCATCCATGCCACACTGCATGTGGATTTTGATGACTGGCAGGAATGGGCCATGAAGAATCGTGTGCACAAGGATGTGGTGGGTTACCTCACGTACCAGCCCAATGACCTGTTTGACTTTGACCCGCGGCGTGAAAGCTATGCATTCGCAACACCACGCAGCTGGAGCTTTGTGAGCGAGCTGCTGTATGAGCGTGGTGTGAACGGTGAGTATGGTGAAACTGAATTGCCCACAGACATTTTGGGAGACCTGGTCAAGGGCACTGTGGGCGAAGGTCCTGCCCTCAAGTTCATGACTTATCGCAAGCAGGCTGCAAATCTGCCACGGGCACGTGATGTTTTGGAGGCCAAGGTCACATCGCTCAAGTTGAAGCAAATTGATGTGATGTATGCGCTCACTACTGCACTGGTTTATGAACTGGTGGATGATGTATCCAAGGCTGAGCGTGCTAAGAAGAATGGTGATAAGAACAGTCACGACGCTGTGCACACCTATACAGATAACTTTTTCCAATTCATGATGGACAATTTTGAAGACGAAATGGTTGTTATGGGTGCACGGGGCTTCATGACTGCCACCCGCGATACACCCATCCGACATGCTGCTCTTAAGAACTGGCGTCCGTTTGTGCAAAAGTACAGTTCACTAATTCCTTCCATGAGCTCATAAGCTCACACGCCCACAGTGGGCGGGTATGAATAACTCATACCCGCCTTTTTTACGTTGACACACTGAATCTAAATGTTATTCTCTATACATATCAGGAGATACCCACATGAGCACCAATCTAGATGTAGTAACAAAGATCAAGAAGGCCAGGCTGTCACTCTTGTTCAACAATCCGTTTTTCGGAACGCTTATCATGCAGCTACCCCTCCAGGAGCAAAACACTTGGTGCACAACTGCCGCAGTGGACGGACGTTATATCTATTGGAATCGCAAGTTTTTTGAATCACTAACACTGGAAGAGACCATTTTTGTGTTGGCTCATGAAGTCATGCATGTGGTGTATGACCATTTTGGTCGTCGTAGCCATCGTGATCCAGGTTACTACAATATGGCAGGTGATTATATTATTAACGCCATGTTGATCAATGAAAAGATTGGCGCCATGCCCATGAAGCCTGTGGTGGACAAGGATGAGTCAGGCAACACCAGCCAACGTGTGGGTCTATACGATAAGAAATATGAAGGTTGGACTTCCGAGGCTGTGTATGATGACCTGGTCAAACGCCAAGTCAAAAAGCAGATGACTCTTGACGTGCACATCCAGGTGGGCAAGGATGCGCAAGACTCTGAGGGCAAAAAGCAGATGCAGGGTATTCCCATCGAAATGGATGAGGAAGCGCTCAAGGGCATCCGTGAAGAGCTTAAGAACAAAATCTTACAGGCGGCACAAGCCAGCGTGGGCAAGATGCCTGCCAGCATTGCGCGTCTGGTGGATCATCTTATAGAGCCCAAAATTAACTGGCGTGACTATATCCGGGAAACTCTGCAAAGTCAGCTCACGGCAGACTACACTTGGCACAAACCCAACCGTCGCCATCATGGTTCTGATGTGATCTTCCCCAGCTTGATTAAGGAGGAGACTATTGATGTGGAGGTGAGTATTGACCAAAGTGGCAGCATCAGTGTAGAGATGGCTCGTGACTTTTTGAGTGAAATCCATGGCATGACTCAGCAATATGCACAGTTCACTATTGCTGTGAGCACCTTCGACACCAAATTGTATAATCGGCAGGTGTTCAATAATGAAAACTTGGATGAGCTGCTGGACTATGAACCCAAGGGTGGTGGCGGTACTCGAATTCCAGTTGTGATCGACTACTTGAAGAAGCACAGTATTGAACCCAAGCTGCTGATCATCTTCACGGACCTGGAAGACAACAGCCATGGAGATCCCAATTACTGCAACACTCTCTGGTTGATTAATAACCCTTATAACAAGGCCATCGTTCCAGAATTTGGATCTTGGGTTAGGTACGAGAGAGATCAGGGTGTGACAGAGACAGGGGAAGTTTCAGCATGAGAATCAACATGAATATTGTTCACACAAGTGAACCGCCTCCCCGCAGTTTATTGACACTCTGGTGCAATATGTTGGCATCAGAGTACTTGGTGCCCCCAATGAAAGCCATGGCATGGCTACATGGAGATAACAGTCGAGAGTTTGTGGTTGACTTTTTGAAAAGCAAGGGTTGGAAGGTGGAATCATACACCACTCCAGTGACAGAGATGAATAGTGGGGCTGTGAGTTATGGGTATTTGATTTCCGATGATTGTGAAAATTTGGTTGCCTGGAAGCTGATTGAACAATGAGAATCAACTTGGCTAATCCCATAAAGGGTCATCAGTCCAAATTGGTCAAACATATTGTTCACTTGTTTGCAGAAGAGTTTTGCGCTCATGCCCCTGCAGTTTTTAATCACATCAAAAGTGGAGATCCCCAAGTGGGGGAATATGTGACCAAATGGTTACAAGAACAAGGATGGAAAATCACCTGGTATCATGTGCCTGTGCCATCATCCACTTATGCCCCCAATGACTTTGCACCCTTCAGTGCCATTAGTTTTGGTTGGGTATTCCAATCAGACTGTGACCAGTTGATCAAATGGCAGTTAATGAACACATGAAAATCACACTCACCAAAGTAACTCTAAACTCCCTTTACTTTGGGCCTGCATCAGGGTCCATGGAAAACTCATTGTTCCGACATTTATATTTTTTAGCTTACAGCCACAATCACAACAGCACAGGGCCAACCTCATTAGCAACATCTCTTGGTGAACTAAACTATGTGCGAGTGGATTTGTCTGAGATGGCTAAATTGCTGCGAGCACAAGATTGGTGTGTGTATTATTGGCGAGACAAACAGGGTATTGAATCCGATGACCACAACACACAAATCAATTATGGTGTTCAGGAAGGATTAATTGTGGGCGCATACTGTGGTAACTTGACAGCCTGGTTGTTGGCTAACACATAATAACGAATGACAGAATCAAATGAAATCGCTTCCCAACTGAGTGAATTGGCTGTGCAAATCACAGTGAGAGTGGCAGACATGCTGAGTACTGCTAGCAAAGACATGCCACGTGACAAACGTGACCAGATTGATGAAATGATTCAGACCAGTCTGCCTGATGTGGTGTTGAAAACATTGTTTGGAACTTCTGCGTTGCATAATTCAAAAGGTATTGAACACTTAAAAGAAAATGTAAGCTATTACTCAGATCAGATTGCACAGAGATTTATTAAAAATGATATGTGAATCATATACTTAATAAATAAATTTGTGACGCAAACATCATGTGTACAATTAAACTTTGAATCTCCAGACCGGCTGTTAGAGCTCAAGATGGCCATCTGGGAAACACAATTGCAAGATCTTTATCCCACCGCGCATATCATGTGTGCATATGATCATGTTCACCATCATGGACATGTGACAATACAATTTGAATCTGGTGAAGATCATGTGCATTGGTGTTTGAGCCAACCAGCATGCTCCCAGTTAAATCAATTATTGACATATCACACGCCCTTGTTAAACTGCAAGTATGAGCAGCAAATCCGAAGTATACATTAGTATAGACGTGGAAACCAATGGACCTATTCCAGGTCATTATTCCATGCTGAGCCTGGGTGCTGTGGCATTTGATGCATCAGGCACAGAACTGTCATCATGGTATCAAAACTTTGATCTGTTAGATGGTTCTCATGCAGATCCCAAAACTCAAGCATTTTGGGAACAGAATAAAAACGCATATGACTTGACCAGGATCAGTACTCATCCACCCTCCGAAGCCATGACTTGGTTTGTTAGTTGGGTGCGCAGTTTACCAGGCACTCCTGTGGCTGTGGCGTCACCTGCAGGATTTGACTTCACTTGGGTGTACTGGTATCTGATCCGATTCACAGGGTCATCACCCTTCTCATTCTCCTGTATAGATGTGAAAACCATGGTGATGACCATGCTAAAGCTACCCTATCGCGACAGCAGCAAAAAGGCTTGGAAGGCGTCTTGGCAGTCAGGTCTGCCTCACACCCACCATGCATTATCAGATGCTAGAGAACAAGGTGTGAGTTTCTGCAGAATGTTGCAAGAGCTTCACACCACATAACGGAATGTGTCATATATCAACTGGTAAATACCCTTATGCTAGAACCCTTTACAGCATCAGTATTAGTATTGAGTTGATGTACACATGGTGAAATTGTATTTGAAAAACTGGGAACATGTTACACCAACTGATATATCCAGTTGGTGTAATTTCTGTCTTCATGTGCA